GATACCTTCACTCATCTGCTTTTTCAGTATCCATGCCGAGTTCAACAAACCACCGTATTCATTGATATTGACTCGTTGTGTTCCCTGCATCCTTGCCATATCGGCAAGCTGCCGGATAACAAACGTCTTTGCTTCGAAGTTAATACTGTCAAGAATCTTGGCTGCATGATGTTCTACATTAGTAGGAATCAAGATCATGTAGTTCTCGACGCTATTCGAATCGAGACGCTTTACATCTACACGACCATTACCAAGTTCGTTGGCATACTCGATATAGTTCATACCACCGAATGCAGATGCGAACTGATCCTGCATGCCGATCTTCCAGCCACACAGATCGATCTCGATATGACAGGCAGTCTTAGCAATGGTATATGGATTGACGTATTCATAACCAAGATATGCAGACAATGCCTTGACCAGCGCACAAGTAAAAGCAGACGATCCACCAAGACCGTTACCGATCGTAGGGATGTCTGCGAATGATGTGATCTCGATGTTGGATTTGATTCCGAAGAATTTCAAAGCATTCCGAACGATCTCATTCTGAATGTCTTCTACGTCAGTGACACACTCAAGTTTCGAATATGTTACCTTGATATGATCGTGAGGAGTGTGCATAACTGCTACGTAGACGTAATTGTTGATAGCAGTAGAGATGGTTGCACCACCCCATGTTGCAAAGTGTGTGGGGATATCGCTACCCCCACCGAAGAACGATACTCTAAGAGGCGCTTTTGCCAAGATCACTGTGTTGTTCCTTCAATGATGCAATCAGGCCTTTCCACTTCGGCATGATAGACTCCCAAGAGAAACGGGTGTCGGCATATGCCTTAACGAATGTGAGAAGGTTTGTCAAGTCGTTGTTCTGTACATTCTCGATGGCATACATCAATGTGTGAGCAAAGATATTTGCATGGAGATTCATATTCTCATGATCGCCATCATACTGCACAGTCAGACCCGCAGACGTATCAGTCAATGCAGAGAAGTTAGGATGAACAGCCAAACAACCGGCACTCATGGCCTCAATCAATGAACGACACGACGTCTCTGGCCAGATACATGGATACGCAAAGATGTGAGCCTTCTGATAGGCGGCACGAACCGTCTCCTGATCTGCCCAACCATGATAGTTGATCTGTGGATGGTTACGACACGCTTCGAACAGTGGCTCGTACTGTTGGTCACGACCTTCCCAGTTCTTGCCGTAGATACCAAACGAACTAAAGACGTCTAGTTCGATGTTGGGGTACTTATCTGCAAGAGCGATAAAGACAGGAACCAGAATCTCCAATCCGCGATGAGGTGTGGATGTATAGATGAGGCGTATCTTGTCCTTTGGTTTCTCAACGAGTGGGATAGGATCGACACCTGTCTCAATAACGCACGATTGGTGACTATATGGAATTCCAAGATAGTCGCGATATTGCTGATATTGCCAGTTAGAGCTGAAGACCAACTTGTGGAAGCGATCTCGAGAAGCCGGATCTTTGAGGTGTTCAGCCTCCGGATCGAGAGGTAGGTCGTGAAGATGATAGATTCTAATTCGTTCTGGATCAAGGTCGCGGACGCGAGCAGTGATAATTTGGACGCCATCGAGTTCATCACGAGTAAGTCGGTGGAAGAGATTCCGGGTGGTAAGTTCTGTTCCACCATTCGACTCCTTGTTAAGTTCGTTCAATTCAATTAAGTCTTGATTATTCATTATTATTCCTCAATTGCTCCATGTCTTCATCATAGAAATAAAACCTATCGCCAATTGCCTTGTCGTCAATCCACACATCATACGATGGCTTTCCGAGACGGACTTCATGGAACTTACAGCCCCAGTCATTTAGTTGTTTTGTGGTGAGTTCGGTCCAGTCGATTCCCGACCCTGAACCACGGGCTGTCCAATAAAGGATGATGTTGCCCTGATCGTATAGTTTATTTATCTTATCAATACGATGCGTGATCGGAGTAGAATTCTCATAGTCATGAGCCAACCCAACTTTTGGAGTACGGCAAATAGTGCCGTCAATATCGACCATGTAGATCATGATTCTGTAGTGAATCCAATGATCGAATCATAACGGAACGAACGCCATCCCTGATTCTCGAGATCCCACACAGCCAGAACGTCTGGATTGGGAGTTTTCTTCTGCACTTGTTCTTCAACATCGGTCTGTGCTGGAAGAAGATCTGGCTTCAGTGTGCAGACCATCCTGCGTTCTGTTCCATCCTTCTTTACAAACAATACTTCAACGACATCGCTGAGTAGTGCATTCTTTAGATATTCATTCCGCCAAGCAGTATTGCTTTCATCGGGCGTAATATTCAACAAGTTTGTCATAACCACCTATTTGTTCTCCATCAATAATAATAAAAGGGACTGTTCTCACGTTTGGAAATATTTCCATGAACTCTTCACGAGTTAATTCTGCACCGATCTTCATCTCTTGATAGGAGACATCTTTTGCAGAAAATAGATTCTTGGCCTTCACACAGAAAGGACAATTATCTTTGGTGTAAATGATAACCTTATTGGGCATCTGGTTTACCACCGAATAGATTCGCACCATTTTTCTTGTGATCGCCGTACACAGAGTTGGCGCGTACTTTAATGAAACGCATATTTGACTGAGTGCCTGGAACGGTAATCCAAGGATTCTTACCCTTGCGCCATGCCTCAATTTTATTCAGAGCCTTTTCAAACTCTGGTTTATCCCGACGCGCTTCCTTCACACCAGCAACGATGTTACGGCGCTGACCCTTCGATGTAATAGACTTGCGTGTTCTCTTTTTACCCATTATCTACCTCACTTTTTACTTATTATAGATTACTTATAACACCAAACAGATATAATGTACACAGTATAATTAGCCAAGTACTAAACTTTATTGGTTTAGATTTACGGACTTTAACTCTTCTGGTCTTTTTTGGTTTGGCAATTTTTTGTTTAGGAGCACTAAGACTCTTTCTGGAAACCCAACCATCTGCACTGCGTTGTGTAAGATATGTTTTTCTTTCACCAGTATTCAGATTAGTAGTTGTAGTAACTCTAGAGTATTTAGATCCACTGCTTGTGGACATCTTAGACGATTTGTTTGGCCCTTTGAACGACTGAGTGTAAGTGGTACGTGTACCATTCTTTCCACTGCGAGTCGTTCTCTTATGAGGCATTACAATACTTTGGTTTCAATCAATGTTAGATCGTGTTCTCTGTCAATATACTTATACTCGATCTTTGTAGGTTCCCACTCTTGAATGGCTTCAAACACATCATTAATATCTAGAGTGCTACAGTATAGACATCCAACTGCATCAAGTGCAGGAGTTACTTCATCCCACACGTGAAGTGCAATATGACTTGTCTCGATAATAGTCACAGCAGTCAGGCCGGCATTGCCTTCCATATCAGAGTATACAGCGTATGGACCCATCAGAATATTCATTCCGATCTTGTCGACAAGACTTCGCATCCAGGTTTTGATATCCGTGGCATTGTATGGCGGCTCGTTTAATTCCGCTCTGACAATCAGATGCTTGTGCTCTAGTACCTTGTTCACTTCATGAAGTCTCCGTTGAATTGAAATGTAACGCTTTTACATGACTTGCTTGAATCTTACATTGGATCCACGAATTATAATACTCTTCTTTTAGAACAGCATCAGTCTCAAAAATAAGTTTTGCTTCTAAGTAATTACATTCACCCCGGGTTTTACAAAGACGTAAAATTGTACGTTTAAAGTTTTCCTTGCCATAGACCTCAATGTCCTTTGCCAAGGCAGGAGAAGATCCGTAGTAATCAGCCCAGTCGGACTCTACACGGATCTTCTTGCGTTTCTTATTAACCGTTTTGTATCCTGCTTTAGTCAGGAACTTACGACCGATATACTTCTTACCATTAACAAGGTTCTCGATGAGATAGATGAATCCATACCATTGGTCATCATTCGTGAACTCTTTGTCTTCGTATAACCACATAAATCTTACCAGCTCACTGCGGAAAGATCTATTTATTCATCCTCAAATTCGTCCTCAAGTTCATCTTCAGGCAGATCTGAACCACACAGTGGGCAGTATGTAACTGGATCCATTGCTTCTGTAATGACTCTAAACTCTTCTTCGCATTCGGGGCAGGTTATCCATTTCATTATTGTTGTAGCCTTTTTATTTCTAGTGTTGCTCTTTGAAGTGCCTGTATTTCAACTCCCATGTCATGGATCCCGTGAGCGTCTCTATTCTGTAGAAACACCTCTGCCATATCCCAGCAGACATTCTCCCGATGTTGCAAAGTATCTAACGCTTCTTGCTCTTTAGTTCTCATAATGAGAATCCCTTGAAGGTGTCTGAATCAACATCCTTGATGACACCGCCTGAGATATAACTAGTTATCTCTGTTTCTTGTGGGGCGACCTGAACGTCAGATCCTGCAATCCACTTCTGTGTCCATGGTAAAGGATTAGGACCTGGCTTACCATTGAGACCGATTGCACCCATACGCTTGGCAGCGATGTGGTCTACATAGTCACAGAGTAGTTGCTCATTCAGACCAATCATCGAGCCGTTCTTGAAAAGGTAATGTGCCCAAGCTTTTTCTTGATCGACCACTCGGTAAAACATACTGATACACTCATCTCGTGTTTCTTCTTGTATGCGAGCAAAGTCTTCATCCTCTTTCGGTAGAATTTTGAGGAGCTGCTGAGTTGAGGCAAGATGAACATTCTCGTCCCGCGCGATGAGCTTGATGATCTTCGCGTTACCTTCCATTTTCTTAACTTCCGCAAAAGCCCAACTGCATGCAAACGAGACATAGAATCTTACTCCTTCAAGAGCGTTAACTGCATTGAGACAGAGCCATAGATCTTTCTTGTGTTCATACATATGCTTCTTATCATGTTTGAAAAGGGCATGTTGATTATTTGCAGTAATTAGTCGATCGTAGTACTTACTGATATCAGCAGCACAATCACCTATTTCCTGGATGTCCAGCATCTCATCAAAGACTCTGGAAGGATCAGAATAGACGTTACGAATGATATGAGTGTAGGAACGGGAATGAATCGTCTCGAAAAACGCCCAAGTCTGGATCCAGGTTTCCAGCTCAGGAAGCGAACATACTGGAAGAAAAGCCAGAGATGGAGCTCTGCCCTGTACAGAGTCAAGAAGGATCTGACGCTTGAGGTTGCTCGTAAAAATATGTTTTTCATGGTCATTCAGTGCCTTAAAGTCTTTACCATCACGAGACAAATCAATTTCTTCTGGACGCCAGAAAAAGCCAAGCTGCTTCTCAGTCAGCTTTTCAAATACACTGTAACGCTGTTTATCATAACGAGCAATGTTCACCGGTTCTCCAAAGAAACACGGCTGCTGTGTAGCATCAAAAGTATTGTTATTAAAAACGGACATTAAGATTCCTTATTTTCTATCCATTCGATTTGATGGTCTGCGACGACTCTGCGTGTGATTTCTTTGGTCTTACAATTTTCTAAGACCAAAGAAACACCGGTAGAGTCTTGTCGTTTACTGTATTCTAAAACACCGTATGTAACTCCGGCGTCATCCCAACTGTCGTTGTCTATTCTAATATAATCCATTTGCTACTTTCTGTACATCAAATTTTGCAGCTATCACAATCTTCTTCATCGATTTCACCTGATGCAAGAGGCTTGTCCTCGATCTCACCGGCACCGTCGTTCGTATTGAAATAGTAAAGCGTCTTGCCACCGTACTTATAATGCATCAAGACGTGCTTTAGCATCTCAGACATGGGGATCTTGCCATCTTCATAATGAGCAGGATTGTATGATGTATTAACAGAGATGGCTTGATCGATGAATTTCTGTAATACCGCCATGATCTTTAGGTATCCTTCCGGACTCTTCTGATCCCACAGTAACTCATATTTATTCTTAAGACGTTTTAACTCCGGTACAACTTGTTTCATCACGCCATCCTTAGACTGCTTGATAGAAACAAGTGCACGTGGTGGCTCGATACCGTTAGTTGAGTTCGAGATTTGGGCCGATGTCTCAGCCGGCATTAGAGCCATAAGTGTAGAGTTGCGGATGCCCGATGCCAGCGCACGACTTGCAAGGATGCTCCATGGCATCTTATAGTTTGGAGCTACTAGTTCATCTACTTCTTTCTTGTATGTATCAATTGGCATAGTACCATATGCATACTTTGTCTGATGATCGAGAGGACATGCACCTACTTCTTCAGCCAAGTCGACCGAGGCTTTGATAAGATAGTAACTCCATGCCTCAGCATACTCATGTACGAGCTCAAGGTTAGGATCAGAATAATTGGTGTCGTTACGAGCCAACCAATAAGCAAAATTAATGATACCAATACCCAAAGGACGACGGTTCCGAGTACCAATAGCAGCGGCTCGAACAGGATAGTCCTGATAATCCAATAGGGCATCCAAAGCGCGTACTGCAATGGTACATGGCTTTTCGAAATCTGCTGGCTTTCTAATCTTGCCCCAATTAATCGCTGCAAGCGTGCAAAGGCTGATCTCGCCTGACTCATCATGAATATCCTTTAGCGGTGTTGTTGGAAGAGTAATCTCACAGCAGAGGTTACTCATCTTGATTGGAACTTCCTTGACAAACGAACTGTGATCGTTTGCATGGTCTACGTTCATCAGATAGATTCGCCCGGTGTCCTTTCGCTCTTGCATGAAGGCTGAGAAGAGATCAATCGCAGGGACGGTTTTCTTTCTGATTTTGGTGGAGCGCTCGTACTTTTCGTAGAGCGTACGGAACTCATCAACGTCTGAAAAGAACGCTCGGTAGAGATCCGGGCAATCATGAGGTGAGAAGAGGGTGATGTTACCTCCAGAAAGAAGTCTTTCATACATTACCTTATTAAATTGTACACCATAATCTAGATGGCGGATACGGTTGTCTTCAGTGCCCTTGTTATTCTTTAGGACAAGTAGATCTTCCACTTCGTAATGCCAAAGGGGGTAATAGAGTGTCGCTGCTCCACCTCGGACACCGCCTTGGCTACAAGATTTAACAGCAGACTGAAAATGCTTCCAGAAAGGAACAACGCCAGTGTGACTAGCATCACCATTGCGTATAGGAGAT